GATAATTGATTTGTTGCATTACCATTTGTAGCTAATACTTGTCCATTAGTTCCAACACTTGTGGGTAGGACTAAAGTATAATCTTGTGCTGATGAGTGTGCAGGAGATTGAATTTTAACTCCATGAGCATTTTGAGAACAGTTTAAAGTAATCTTACCATCTGCTGAAGCACCATCTCCTTTAGCAGTTAAAGTGTTTGCATTAATTGTTCCTGTAACAGTAGCAGTTGTAAGTGTTTTACCTGCCATTGTTGTAGGTAATCTTGCGTCACTAATTGTTCCTGAATTAATTACTGTACCTGAGATTGCCGCTACATTAAATGTACCATATGCAATAATATCTAAAACATCACCAACAGTTGCACCTGAAGCTAATACTACAGAAGTACCTGAAGTAATTGTAATATCTGCACCAGATAATTTAACACCATTTAAATAACAATCAGCAAACCCTGCATCATATCCTAATGTTAAACCTGCTGTGTCTGCGCCTGTAAATGTAGTTTGACCTGCTGTTGCAATGTAATTAAACCTTGCTGAAGTGCCATTAACTGTAGAACCTGCTGCTGCCCAACCACTTGATTTGTATACTTTTAATTCGTTAGCTGTCGTGTCAAAATATAAATCACCAATAGTAAGTGAAGTTGTTGGTGCTGAACTTGAAATTCTATATTGTTCTGCAAAAGAATTAACTCCTGCAATATTTGTTGCAACTGTATTAATATTTGTTAATCCACCTGCTACTGTATTTATGTTCGATATTCCACCTGCTGCTGAATTAATATTTGTTGAATTAGAATTTACTGTACCAATAGCTGAAGATAATCCTGCTACTGTTGTTACGTTGCTAGAAATACCTGCAACAGTCGTAATGTTACCTGAAATTCCTGCTACTGTTGTAACATTGGCTGATATACCACCCACTGTATTTACGTTAGCTATGTTTGCTCCTACTACTTCAATCTCTGAACTAGCTTCATTTAAATCATCTGCAACTGTTTCAATTTCTGAAACTGCTTCTGCTAAATCATTAGCTACTGCAATTACTTTTGTAATATCCGTTGCTACTGTATTAACTGAACCAATGTTAGTTGCTACTAAACCAATGTCTGTAGCGTCTCCTGCTACTAAATTTATGTTTGTTGAATTATTGTTTACTGCTGTAATGTTTGCAATATTAGAGTTAACAGTTGTAAGTGCTGTTTTGTTAGCTGAAGATAAAAAAGTGTTTTCTAAATAATTTTTTGTAGCCACATCTTGTGCTGACGTTGGGTCTGCTATATTTTTTAATTTTTTGTTTTGTCCAGTCCATTGAAAATCTGCTGGGTCTAATATAATTACATCTCCAGCTTTATCAATCGCCTCTTGAGACATGTAAAAAGCTTGGTCTGAATCTGTGTCTAAATCGTTTTCAGTTAATACTGACCCTGAAACATAATCTACTAATTTGGTTGCTTGAGAAGTTGTACGCCTAAGTTCAATAGCTGCTCCATTTGCAGGTGCTACATCAAACGTAAGAGTAGTGCCTGCTGCATCTAGGACATAAGCAGTAACAGCATTACCAGCTACTAATGTAGATAGGTCATCTGTGCTTCTGTAACTAAAATTAATAGCGTATGCTCTATTCGAGCCATTTCCGGTATATCTTACAAATGAATTTGCCATAATTTTTATTTCTTCTAAAAGGGGTACTTTATTGAGATAGAAGATTTATTGTTGATTTTCTTTCTTTTTTTTGATTTGAATATGCTTGAATTAAATCTTTCATTTCTGATTCTTGAATTGCCATTAACTCAGGAAATTCTTGTTGCATGTAGTTATATGCGACATTTTCAACACCATTTATAATACTAAGTATATATGTTTGTTGATAGTCTTTACCATTTACAATACCTTCAGGTTGTGTGTATAAATTGCTTGTTTTATCTACAATTAAATTTTCTATAAATTCTTTTAAATTAACACCTTTACCACTTCGAGACACTGTTCCAGATGAAGTAAGATTTAACTCACTTTTAATTTCTAACCATCTGTCATAAGCTGTTTGTCCTGTAGAGTTTCTAAGTGTTTTTAAATCAACATCTTGACCATTAATTTTTTTAGCAACAGCTGAAGGTTTTCTGTAGTTAATATTAGCTCTTTCTTCAAAGAATTTAGCAGTAGCTGTGTTTTTAAATTTAGTCATTCCAAAAGGACTTGAGACTACACCATCATCTCCACCTAGTCCAAACAACCACGCTCTTTTTGTTTTTATTTGTTCACCCCAAATGTTTCTTTTTTTCATTACTTTTTCATTTAGATTGTCTGTAAAATATCTTGCCATTCTATCACTAAATGTCCATAAATCTTTTTCATATTCATCAGTAATTCTATCTACATATCTAACACCACCTGATAAAGGAGCCATTTTATAAATTGCTTTTGCAAGGGAAGATTCTATTCTTTGTTCAGGTTTTCTTGCATTTGCTATTCCCCCACCAAATATTGATTGATAAGCGTCCATTATATTTTTTGTATAAAATTTAGAAGTTAAATTTCTTGAAATACCTAGAACTGTTCCCATAACTATCTCATGTATATAGCCTTGTACTTTAGGGTCTATAATACCATTATTTTTATCTATGGTTTCAAAAATATCAGCCATAATAAATAAAGGTGTCATTACTGGGTCTAATCTATTAAATTGAATATATTTACCATCAGCAGTTTTAATAGCATAAGGTTTCCATCCTACTAAATCAGCTTTAGATTCATTTTCACGCCAATCAGCATGTCCACCACCTGTAACTCTGCCTGCGGACACAGCTGTAAAAGCTCCTGCCCAAAGCATCCATCCGGCCTGTATTCTAGCGTTAGCTTCAGCGGCAGCCTCTGGATTTAAATAATTTTTCTTTGTACTTGATAAACCCGATTTAATTGAAGTTACTCTTGCTGTGCTTTTTCTAGCTACATGTTTTATTTTACCATCTGCTACATCTTCTACTTCTGCTAACATATGTTTCATTTGAAATTGGTATCTACCTAATAATGGTAAATGTTGAAAATTCCATCTTAATAGATTAGAAGGTGTATTAATAAAGTGAAGTCCGACAACTCTTGCCCATCTGCCTTCACCTTTTGTTTGTTCTAATACCCAGCCAGTAATTCGACCTTCTTCTGTATTATTAATTGGATTTGTAGAATATGCAGAATTAGTAAATGATACTTCTCTAGCATATTGTAAAGGTGAATTTAAATTTTCATCTACTGAAGTTCCAATTGCTTTTGCAACTCCTCGTTCATCTATAAATTTTGCTTCTTTAGCTTTAAATTTTAATTTATAATCTTCTGTAAATACTTTACCTTTAGTAAATATCCCATAACCCGGATTTTCTGCCATAATTTCTGAATTAATTATAGAAGTCATTCTTGCTTTAAAAGCCATAGTTTTCATAAATTCATCACCGGCAGCAAGCACTCTTAATGGTACAGTTGTAGTAAAACCTGCTACTTCAAAAGGAGCTTGTGCAATTTTACCTGCTGCTTTACCAATGGCATCATTAGAAATTCTAGCACCAATTTCAGCTATAGGTTCAGAAATAGTTCTACCCATTTCTTTTATAAATCTTTGAAGTTGTCCTTGTCTAATATTAGAATCAAATTTCATTTGTGAACTATCTAATGTTGCTCTTCCTTTAATAAGTGTTTGACCAGCTTTTTTAAAAGCATGACCTAAATATATATATTGGTAAACAAACGTTTGCATAGCTTCTCTTGCAATTATCATAGCTCTGTTTCTATCAGTAGTAACCATGTTTAAACTTCTTAAAAGCATTACAAAAGGTTTCCATTGTGAGTGTATTAAACCTGATATAAGATTTAACTCATGTGTATCAGGTGACGACAATAAATTATTGTTTACATATTCTGCAGCTAAATCCCATTTGCTAACATCTTTAGCATTTTGTAAAGCTAAAATAACTTGTTCATCATCATCAAGCTTGCCAATAGCTTCAATAAATTTTGCTCTATCGCCAGCTTTTAACTTTTTCATTTTTTCATTTTCAGGATTTGAAAGTAATTGTGCAGCTCTAACTTTATCTTTAGTAATTCTACCTGCAGTTACACTTCTAGCTCCAGCTGTTCCTAAATTAGCATTTATTTCAACTAATTCATCTATAGCATCTAATAATATATCAAATTCTTTTTCAATTTGTTTTCTTCTTGCAGGTGTTAAATCTACTCGTGAAAATTCATTTGATAAATTAACAATTTCTGCAGCATCTTTTGCTAATAAATCACCAGCAATAACTCTGTAAGCAAACTGTTCTCGCATCTTAGGATTTTTTGACATTTTTCTAAGTTCATCTCTTACAACTCTAGGGTCATTACCCATTTCTATTTGACGTTTAGCTGCTATTTCTACCATTTCATCTAATGAAATAGTGGTGCCACTGTCTACTTTGTTTTTTAATTCTGCTGCTCTTTGTTTAATTAAATATCGGTATGTACCGGGTTTATATCTTGTTACGTTTATAGGAAGGTTTGCAGGTTTATCTTCACCTGAAATAGGGGAGTATTTAAAATTAAGAAATCTATTATTAAATGTGTCTCCGTTGAGGTCAGCATTATCCATTTCTAATTTTATTTGTGCTTTGCTTTTTTTAGGCTGATTTTTATATAATTCAGCGTCTGGTTTTTTTTGACTTAAATCTTTAAAAAGTAATCTTCCAGTAATGTTACTTTGTCCATACTCATGTATGTCAGCTATTTGTCTAACAGCCGTTTTTTTTAAATTATTAGTTGTAAGTTTAAATGCTCCTGCCGTAAAAGCACCACCAAAAACTGTGCCTAATCCAAAACCAGCAGCAGTGCTTAGTGCTGTTTGTCTTAAATCATATTCATCTTGAATGTCTGCTTTAATTGCAGTGTTTTGTAAAATCATATCTTGAAGACCAGTTGTTGTAGCTCCAAAATAACCTTCATAAATAGCACCTTTTTTAATAGCTTTACCCATAGCAGCTTTACTAGCTTGTTGCGCCATTTCTTCAATAGCGGCTTTGTTAATCTCACCCGCCATTTTACCTTTTAATAATTCTTTAAGACCTAGTTTAAAACTTTGTTTAGCAGCTTGTCCACCAACACCTACACCAATTAAATTAACAGGGTCAAGTAACATAGCACCCCCATTATCAATTAACCACCCACCAAAACTTCTGTTAGGGTCATTCCAAAAAGAAGGTAATGATGTATAAGTTTGTTGTATGTATGAAAATTCTTTTATTCTTTGTGCATCTGTTTCACCATTAAGATTTGCCATGTCCATTCCCATAGAAATAGTATTGTTATTTCTCCAAGACCTATCTTCATAAAAATAATCTAATAAATCTGCACCATTCATGTTAGAAAAATTAGAACCTTCTCTGTAAGAATAGTAACTTTTTAAAGTATTAGAAAATCGTTCTGTTTGAATTTCTTCTAATGCAGCTTCTGCTGATTGCGCTTTTTGCAAATCATTAGAATTGTTATATACTTTTTTATCTAACCATTCTGCCATTTATTATCCTTGCTGTTTAATTAGTTTTTTTAATATTTCGTGAATATCAATTGGGTCTATTTTTGGATTACTTGGAAATTGTTTTGCAATGTTTGTAATTAAATTATTAAAATCTTGAGTTGATAATGCTTCCATTACTTCTGGAGTAAAAGGAGTGCCTTGCAATGCTGTTGATAAATATTGCTCAATAAATGGAAGAACTTTTTCAATTTTAAAATCTGCTCTATCTGTTGTATCTGTGTTAAATAGGTCAGCATCATTACTTCCAAATGTAGATAAATCTGGAACAGGCACATTTATAAGACCTTTGTCTTCTTCAAATTTAATGTTTAATGCTTCTAAAACTTTATCAGCTCCTGATGTTTTATATGCTAACGCTTGTTCAGTTGCTTTTCTTTGTATTTCTAATTGTTCTTGTTCATAAACTGTTACTGATTCCATAGCTGGCTGCACATTATCAGGATTAAATCTTGTTTTCATAATGTTTCCTATGTTTAACATAAAGTCAGCTTTGTCTTTAAGTCCCGGTGTTTTACCATTATTTTCTTCTTTAAATCTTTCTTCAAAATTTATAATTTCTGCTTTCATATAATATTTAGCATTACGAACTGCTTCACCAGAATTAGGTTTTTCCATTGAGGGAATACCAACTTTAAAATTTCCTTTAATAGTTCCAATAATATCGTTTATTCCTGAATTATATGTGCTGTCAGTAGTGTAAATAGGTTTAAGACCTTTTGAATCATCAGATTGTTGTTTAGTTAAATATGTTAATGCTTTTGCAAATTGAGATGAAGACACATTTTTAGATACTAAATCTCTCATAAGGTCAGCCGGATTTGAATACCCACCATCAAATATACTTGCTGTAATTTGTGTAAAAACTGCAGGGTCAGTATCAACAAATCTATTATTGTCAACCATTATATCAAAAGCTCGTAATGCAGTTGGGTCACCATAAGTTTCTAATTTATTTCTTAAATCTAATTGTTCAGAAAAAGTTCTTGGTCTTGCGCTATTGTCATCATCTGCAGGAATTTCTGCATTAGCCAAAGCAAAGATAGCTCTTATGTCTTCTTGTCTTTGGTTGTCTTTAGTTGCTCGAGATTGATTTTCTACTGTAACTCTTCTAGTTCTTAATAATCTTAGTTTTTCACTAACATCATTTCTTTTAGTGTTTAATAATGAACCTAATTTTGTACCTTCTTTACTTGTTCCTCTGTCTTGACTTAATATTTTAATACCTCTATCTAACTCATCTGTAGTTGTTGCAGTGTTTAATAAATATTCAGCAGCTGCAAGTGCAATGTCATTTTTCTCTTCATTGGTGTACATTTTTCTAGGTTTTTTATCATCTCCTGTTGGGGGTAATTTATAATCTAAACCTTTATTAACTATGTCCCAAAATGAACCTACTTCTCCATGTAACGCTATTTTAACTCCTTCATCTATTTTTTTATTATATGCAAATTTACTTCTAACTTCAGCATCAGCAATAGATTCTTTTGCTTTGTATTCATTAAATACTGATGCAAAACCTAGTACATAAGAACCATCTTTTTTTTGAAATTCTGGTAAGTATTCATTGTAAAATGCTGGTAAATTATTTGTTTGAAAATCATATTTTTCAGTTTTAGCTTCTGTAATTTTAGCAATAGTTTCTACAGCTTGATATTTTCCTGTGTGATATGAAACAGTTTTATCTACAAACGTACCGCTTAACTCCGGGTGTTTTCCAGCTAAAATTTCAGCTTCAATCACCTCTGGAGTTTTAGTTATAAGCAATTTATTAATAGATGCTTTTGCGGTATCTTTTTTCCCAGTTATATATTTATCTGCTATTTGTGTTAGTGCTGGGTTAATATCTTGTTTTAAAGTGTTAATTAAATCTGTAGCGCTGCTTTTGCTAGATGAATTTACGTGACCTGCAAAAGATGAACCTATGTATTTATTTGATACTCTTGATTTATATGCCATATTATTTTAAACCTTTTGTTGCTGTTGTGTCTGGGCTGGGTTTAGAATCTATATACTTTTGATATGTACCTACACCAAGAGTTGCCACTTGAAGTAATGCTCCTGTTTTGTCAGGCATAGTAACAGGTCTAATACTGTTATATCTTCTTGCTTGTGCTGCATAAGCATCTGTTTCTTGACCTGCTAATTTAAAGATGTCTGCCTCGTAATCTCTAGTAACATCTAAAAATTGCATATCATAAGCGCCTGCTATATCTTGTACAACTTTAGTAGCATTACCTGCATTTAAATTTAATGCTGATGCTTCTTCTCTGTTATTTTCTTGATTTAATCTAAAAGTTTCTGCAGCTTTTTCTCTAGTTGCAGACACAGTTTCTGAATCTATTTTTGATAAATCATTTAAATAAGCTGCGTTAGAATTTTTTCTAGTTTGGTCGTTAGCTCTTTGTTGGCCTTTGGCAATTGCTTTAGCGCTTTTATGCTCTTGCATAATTGTAGCGACTTTAAGTCCTACTGTAATTGCAGTTACGGCATCACACATTAATTGTTTATCTCCATATCTTTTATCATTAATAAAAAAGGCATTTGACCAGCACCATATTTTTCAATTTCGGTTGAAGGTTCAAACCCTAAATATTGCAGCCATTTAAGTGACTTCCAATTTCTTTTGTCTACAAAGTTATATAAAAATTCATAACCTTGTCCCATTTCCTCTATCCATTTTGGACATTCTTGTATAAATTGTCTTGTATGTTTAAACAATGTTTCACTTGATAACATCCATGCTACCCCATATACAGGGTCATGTGATGGTGAAACACCAAACATTCCAATTACACCTTCATCTTCAGTTCCAATAATAGTAAAAATTTTAGAATCTTCTTGTGTAAAAGGCATTACTAATGCTTTAAAAGGTGTTGTATTATTAGAAGCTTTTATTTCTTCTAAATCACCTTTTCTTACTTTAGGTGCTAACTCAACCACATCTTTTAAAATAGCGGGTCTTACATAATTTTCTTTAATCATAATTAAATCCTTGTTGAACGACTGTGGTAGTAACCTTCAACTTCTGCACTAGCAATATACATAGGTAGATGTGAACTACTTTTTATATCTAAGACAAAATCTGTGTTTCTACATGAAACGGGTACTTTAATCGTTCCACCATTTATTGCAGGCACACCTACTGTACTTGTAGCTGTTCCAATGATATATCCATTCATATATGAAATATTTGTATCTCTATTTTGAGGTGTTACTTCTATTTGAAAGTAACCTGAGTTCTCATAATTAAATGATATATTTCTAATTTGGTATCTACCTGCAGTAATGGCTATTAAACCTCTTCCTGTATTTTCTCTAACGTATTGAGGTGATAATCTGTATCTTGATTCATATGGTACTCCTAACCAAATATTAGTATGATTGCCTAATAATGTATAAGAAGACCCAGTAGTTGCAGTTAATGTAAAATTGTTTCCGTTAGTTGCATCTACAGCTATTAAACCTGTTTTAACACCATAAGGTGAAGTAACAGTTGTTAAATCTGTCCCACTTGCGTAAGTGCCTGTAACTTTAGTTTTTAAATCTAAATAAATTCCAAAACCTGTTGTCACATCTTTTAAATTTCTTAAATCAATTTTTAATAATTTTGTTGTTTTACCTTCAGAAACTATTAAATAAATATAACTTTCAAATGTCATTCCACCAATAATTTTACCATTAGGTAAAGTCCATTTTGACCATGCTGTTTGTACTTTTTCTCCACCATCAAAGAAATATTTATAAATAAACATAGTGCCACCATGAGTAGATGTTAAATCTGTACTGGTAGTATAAGGGACAAGTTGTGTATCAGCAGTGTCAGAACATAATGTAATTAATGTATCTTCTGTAGTGTTTGTAATTATTTGAAAAGCATTTTTAGGTATTAAATTTTGTACTGAAACTGTAATGTCTAAACCATCATTTGTTAAAGTGTCATCATCAGCATAATATTCTCTTATAGCTGTGTTGTTATTTCTAGCTTGTCCAAAATAAGCATACTTACCTGCTGAAACTGGTTTAATATTTTTATCATGTTCAAACGCAGAAACTTCATTTAATATAGCAGAAGTAGGTGATATAGATTCTCCTACACTGCCTAATTTATATTGCGCTCTTTCAGAAAATAATAATAATGCTTCATTAAAAGCAACACTATCAACTAATGTATTAACTTCAGAACCTGAAGCAGCTATATCAATTGGGTCTGTATCTAAGACTTGAGTTACTGTTTTAGCATAAAAATTAAAAAAGCTAGCGTTCTCAGTAAAAATTAAATTATCTCTTGCTAGTATGCCTAATCTATTTTTATAAAATAATATGTTGTTAATGTTTGTATTTACAAAACTTGGATTTGAATTAGTGATACCATCTCCAGCTCCTCTGTCTGTGTAATCTTGTTCTTGAAAAGTAAATGTGCCATCATTGTTATTAATTAATGTATGTGGCATTGTAGCATTGTTTAAACCAAGACTAACTCCGGGTGCTATAGTTTCTTGCCATAAACCATCTTCTACAAATTTTACCCAATAATTAGATAACGTATCTCCATCTTCACCTGTAATTTCCATTCGACTATCTGTGCTGGCTTGATAAGGTAATTTTGTAAAATCACTTATTTTATCTCGTACAATAAACATTCCAGTATTTCCTGTACCATCACTAGATGATGCAGTAAATAAAGCATTACCATCTGTAGAAACTGCTCTAATAACTGAAGAGTAAAGTGTCATAGTAAAATAATTTGTAACACCAGAATTTGTTCCTAAACCTGTAGTTGCTCCTAAAGAAGCACCTGTGTCAGTTCTTGTAATATCAAAAGATGCATCAGAACTAGAATTAAAATGTGAACTAGAAGTTCCTTTAAATAATATATCTGCAACGTGTGCAGTGTCTCTAAATGCTGTATCATGTGTAGCACTATTACCAGTTGGTAATTGTAAAGATGCTTTAATATTATAAGACATACTAGGATGTTTAAGTGTTACAGAATATTCTTTACCAAAATTAGTAAGTAAAACATTAATATAAAATTCTTTTACTTTTGCTGTGCTTAAATTTGTATCAGCTAAAACAGTTTTAGATTTATTTACTAAAAAAGTATAATCTGCAATGTTAACTAATCTAAAATCTTCTTTAGGATTAGTGCTAGTTAAATAACTTGAGCCACTTGCAATAGTAACTGTTTTTGCATTTCCCTGTAAATCCCAAACTTTAACACCACCATTATAAAAAGCACACATAAATTGATTTTCTTTATCTCTTTGAATTGACCAAAATTTTGTAGTGTTAGGTAATACGTTTGTAGCATCTAAAGTAGCAACAAAATCAAATGGGGGTCTTTTAGCTAAACCATCTACAATACCATTTTGTAAATTAATTTGTTCCTCACCTTGATTAATACCTCGTTGTGTTGGGGATTGTTGTGAGATACCATTCAGAAAATTAGGAATGCTCTGAGATACTACTCCACCCATTAGTAAGTCCTTCTTGGTGGTCTGTTAATAATAGAATAAGTGTTTGCATCTCCTTGTAATATATTAACATCTGCTGCTTGACTATCAGCTTGGTGAAATGCCATTAAAGCTTCATTTTCATCTGAGGCAATTAAACCTATAATTTCTTTATCACCTACAAATCTTGAAGCAAATCTTCTTGAAGCTTTTGCTACAATATATTGTCTGGCGTATTCTGGTAAATCTGAAAATTGTTGCACTAAAACTAAATCAACTAAACTAGGTGCGGAAGTAAATATATCTGTATGAGTTTCCATGTTATATAAATAACCATTTCTCATTGTGTAATTTAAATATTTGTAAGTAGCGTCAGCTTTAACGCAGTTTGCTGGAAGGGGAACTTTCCCATTGGAATCAAGGGATAAAGAAGCGTAATTGTTGTGAGTATTAAAATGCCATCCTTGAGATTGAATTGACATATTTGTTTCGTCTAAAAGATTAATTGCTGTTGATACATCAACTGATGTTGTGCCTGTAATTGCATTTACGGGAGCTTCTCCAATGTGTGACAACATAATGTTGATAGCTTGAAGCTCGGTAGTTGGTGTAATTTGTGTAGCCATTTTTCCTTTAATTTAAAAATTTTATTTGATTAGAAATGGCGAGCTAAGTCTCCCTCACTCGCCAGTCCTATATTATAAAGTAGCGATTATGCTTCTTTAATTCCTACTGCTGCTTCTGGTCTTAATACGCCATGACCCATAGCATATTTAGCAACCATTAATGTACCTTGTCTTCTGATGTCGTATTCAGATTCGACTGCTAAGTCCATTAATTTAACTGTTCCAGCTGCACTTGGATGACTTACTAACGCTACATAGTTCGTTAAGTTAACTGCTTGAGGGTCAGCGATAGTTGCTGATTTTCCTGAAGGAGCTGTTGCGTCATTTGCTGCTGCAATGTTACCACTGATAAAGTGAGGAGTTGGAATTAATTCAATTCCAGCTACTTTAACTACTTTACCTTCTGCAATTGAACCTTGACCACTAAAGTCAACGTTAACTACATTAGTACCATTAGCTAGTTTGTAATACTCTTCTAATCTAATGAATGCTTTTCTACCTTCTTTAGGTACAAAATTTGCATCCAATTGTTTAGCTGCATCAAACAATGCATCAATCACAGCGTTAGCTGCAGTTGCTGCTGTTGAAGAAGCTATGCCAGTATTAGTGACAGTTGCTCCAGCTGCATAAGATGTATCACCAACGTTTGCTGACGCTAGAGATGCTTGACCAATAGTTTGTAGTACGTGTTTGTCTTTTTGGAAAGCCAGCGCTCTGCCAATTTCCATAGAGTAAGCACTTCTTACATCCCAGTGGTTTTTTGCTTCTTCAATATTCGATAGGAATACAGAAGATAATAGAAGGTCATTAATTGTAATAACCTTTTCGTTGTGGTTTACGTCTGAGCCAGTAATTTCTGCACCTGCTACATGATAAGCCGCACCTACTCTACCCATTACGGGGAAAGTCGCTGATTTGCCAGAAGATATACTTCTAACCATTTCAGAACCTTGTGTTACTGATGCTCTGTCAAATGAAGTAAGAACTTCACCTGCAAAAACTTTCAGAAACAATGCGTCTTCAGTACCGGATGCATTTACTAAACCTTGACTTACGGGTGTTGCATTTGCCATATTATTATTTTCCTTTGTTACTGTTGTTATTGTTATGAAAGCCTCTACATATTTCTTTTCAGTTTCACTTCCAGATTATCACCCGCAGGTGGTAAGGTTACTACGCTTATTTATATATGTGTTGGCAGTTGCCTGCTAAATAGCATGCACAACTATATAATCGCAAGCGGGAATTAACCCGCTAACGACAATTTTTTATTTTTTCTTATTATATCTTACTGTTAGCTAGTTTTGCTTTTACTTCAGCTTGGTATGCACTATCTTTAGCATATCTAGGGTCAGACATAGCTGCAGTAACTTGCGCCCAAGATTGATAACCTTCACCTTGAGATGCTTGTGCTTTGCCTGCAACAAGTGTAGGCTCTACACCATTAGCTCTTTCATATTGGCCTTTAAGTGCGCTTACTGCTAACTTAACTGTGTCCATGTCTCCACTATTAACAGCTGTGTTGTAAGCTTTTTTTTCACCTTCATTCATATTGTTAGATGCCCAATCAGTCATTGCTTGATAGGGTGCATCACCACCAACAGAAGCTTTAATTTCATTAGCTGAATTTGTAGCTAAAGCTTCTTGTCCGGCAATATAATTATTTACATAGTCTTTTGTTATACCAGCTTTTTCTAAAGCAGCATAAGACTTAGCATTTAATTCACCTTTTTCTGAATATTCTTTTTGTAAAGATGTCATATCTAATCCAGCAGTTTCAACAGCTTGTTCAGCTATGTCTAAATTGTTTGGGTTAGCTTTAACTTCTTCTTTAAGAATAGGTTCAGCTTCTTTTGACTGAGATTGTTCACCAAGTTTCTTTTCTAATTCCTGATAAGACTTTGCTAAATCTCCAACTGTGTTGAATTTTTCAGGTAAGCCTTCAGGTTTACTTTGTGCGGACTGTTTCTCATTTACTTCTGGTTTTACAGCACCAGTATCTTCTGTATTTACTTCTACTACATCTACCATTTAATTATCCTTGTTCTTGTTGTTGTTTCATTGCTCCATTAATAACAGGAGCGACAGCTTTTTCAGCCATTCCCATCATTTGTTGATTTTGCATTTCATCTGCTTGAGCTTCTTGTTCTTGAGCTAATTGCTCTTCACTCTTAACAAGTCCTTCAGTATCAATGCCTAACCCTGTAGCAATACGTTTAATTAAATCCTGTGCATTTATACTTTGTGCAATTGCTGGATTTATCTGTGCTAAGTTTCCTATCTCAGCTACAAATTCTCTTAATTTTTGTAAATCATTTCCTCGACCTAAAGCTTCAACACCTGTAACAATTGTAGGCTGTACAGAACCTTTTGGTAACGTAGGTATTTCTTTGGCTTGCGCCATTCTTTGCATTAAAATTGTTACTAAAGGTAATTGAAATTCTTGAGATAATAAAGAATAAATACCACCCATAGCAGTTTCTAATTGTTGTGCCATGTATCTAATTTCTTGTGCTGTAACTCTTTCAGCATCTCTTTGAATAGCAGTGT